GCCATGCTAGTGTTTGTGCACTAATCCATGCATCTGTATCTTGTGGACGATCTGCTTTTCCGTCACAATACCAACTAAATTGACATTGATTGCGAATCATATTACCGCTGTCGTCTTGGCGTCCTTGGCGCACAACTTCACATACTGTATTAGGATAGCGGGTATCTTGTACACGATTAAGAACAACATCACTTACAGCAATCTGGTCTGCCATACTTGACCCACGTGCTTCGTAGTAAATGTTAAGTGCCATACAGTATTCTTCTGGAAATAACTCTTCACTATATCCTGCAAATGTTTGTTCTTGTGCAAATAGTGGACTTGCAACTAGTACAAAGAACATTACCACAAAAAAGTTATAGACGTTGCTCATTGCATCGATTAGAAAGTTTTTCATTTCTGCCTCAAAATTTAAGGGTTAAAGTAACTGTCCAAATTTGATTACTTGACGGACAGTGCCTCGGTCATCGAGTAATTTAACTTCGCCGTCTTTAACTTTACCTTGTTGTATTAAGCCGTGACGATCTCTTATTTTGTTCCGCATGTGTTGCATTGCTGCATTTTTACTACCAAACAATTCAAATTCTTTTTTAACACTCCCGTGTGCATTATATTCAATGGTTTCAATCTCAAATGTTGCCATAATAATAACTCCTAATACACACTTAATATAGTATTTGTATTTACACTTGTCAAGAGCTTACCACTCTTTAAACATACCTAATTCTTCGTTATCGTTATAACCTTTTGTGTAGGCAGCAATTTCTTCAGGAGTCATGTCTTTCATTTCAACACGAGTTCCTTGCATTGTACCTTCGGGCCAATAATGCGGATCAAACTGTCGGCGGTAGTAACTGTCAGCACCACCTCGATCATATGGACCACCATGTGTATCATCGTATTCAGGAGTAGAATCTACTTTTGCAACTACATCCAATGGAAGTTGTTTTTCAATATTCATTATGCTGCCTCCTCTTGTGCGATAACTTCTAATGCTTGGTCACAGCATTCCTGAATTACAGCACGATAAGGGTTACGATAGTTAAGACCAAAGTGATAAGCCACATAATCTGCACCGTATTGCAAATCGTAACGGTCCATGTTTTCTTCATGGAACAACCACTTTATAGCCTGACGAGTTGTTTCTGCACCCAGTTTACGCATTGCAGCAATCTGTGCTTCAAAGTTTTCGAGTGCAATTTCTTCACGGCGAGCATCCTCTGCCATTGACTCTTCCAACTCCTTGCAAAGGTTGTCCCAGATAATCTGTTTAACATTATCTGAACTTTGTGTCCATTCTTCCCAAAAGTACTCAGTTGGGCGGAAGCCACGAGCGTCTTTGTGAAGATCACTAACGATGTTGTCGTCAAAAGTGTAAGTCATTATACAGTCTCCAATTCTTTAAAACCCATCATTGCAACACGGTATGTTTTACCGTTAACTGTCATACGGTCACCCATCATAGTTGAACGCTGACCCATTCCGTCTGGACGATTGTAAAGCACAGTAACATCGTCGTTGTAGTCACCGTTTGGTTGGGTGCTACCATCACGCAACGTAAACTCTGTTTCTTTGATGCTCCAAGAACCCATTACATTGTTTGTGTAACGATATGCATACTCTAGTGCTTCTTCAACTGTATCATGGTCGCATGTTACTAACGCAACATCACGGAAGCCTTCTACGTTACCTGTTTCACGGTTTTGAATCATATGTTGAACAGTAATTCGCATTGTGTGTCCTTTTCTTTGTTACACTACTAATATAAGATGTCTTGGTGTGAATTGCAAGAGTTATTTGACGTTTTTTGCAATTTCTTTTTCAAAAGTGTCTTTTAGTGTTTTTTCTGCAACACCTGTAGCCAACACTGTATGTGTAGGCTTTAAGCCAGTTGAAATAGTATATGTACCATCTTCGTCATCGTCGATAATAAAATGTGTAGCGTTTGATGTATATGCATACACCATAACTCTTAATCCAGTCGAAGTAGAATAAGAACTAGTACGACCATAGTCATGATGATTGAAACCTTGTGCTTTAAGGATCTCGTTAATTTTAGTTCCCTTGTTCATTTTCAGCCTCTTTTAATGCGTTCCAAAGTGTTTCGGGGATTACGTAGTAGCCTTGTGCAGCGTATGCTGCACAATATGCTTTGTATGTTGGATAACTAACAGCGATTTGCATTATAACTGCTCACATACTGCGTGACCTTCTGACAGGTCAACTACAACGACAGTTTCTACTACAGGATACTGCGTGATAAAATCTGACGCTGCTTGGAAACTGGTGAAAAAGAATGACTGTTGACGGTCAAAATCTACTACTGCAAACATTACTAACTCCTTTTTAACGCTTACATATATAATATAAGACATCTTGGTGTGAATGTCAACAAAAAACGCAAGAAAAGAATCTTGCGTTTTCAATAGGTTGTAATTTTATTTTATATGAATATCAGTTCCAGTATTAGCATTACCGACCGAACCTTTAACAAATGAGTTTAATGCAAGTGTTACACGTGGTGTATCGCTTAAATTAGTCTTAACATGATGCCAAACATTCGATGGGAAGACTACAATATCTCCGTCTGTTACTTCTAGATTCCATTCAGAAGAATTATACATATTGTATTCAGTTGACGCAAAATCCAAAGGAAAATATGGATCTTTTTTAGTGAATGTTAAAAAAGGAACACTGTCTTTCACTTTTAAAAAATAAACTGCCGACAGTATACTATTAGTATGAGTATGCATTCTGTGCTCGCTATTTTTTGTAGTATAATTAATCCAAGAATCTGTTATGTAAATATCGCTAGTTTCTGAGATTTTCATAATATTTCGGAAATAAAAATCGAGATGTTTTTGTATTTCTGTTTTTAAACGAATCAGTGCAGGATTCTCAAGTACAGTAGAATAATCTGATTGTATATTTCCTAACGAACTTGCAACTCCACTAAATTTAGAAAGTACACTCATTTCTTCATTTGTTAAAGTTAAGGAACATTTTTCTTTATATAATGTTGTAGGGAAAATTGGAATTATATCTGGCATTTTAAAATTTAACTCCCATTCCAGGAGTTAATCCTTTAGTCATATTTTGAAAATCTTCTGGATGCAAACTAATAGTTTGACAACAAACTACAGTGTTACACGGATATCCGATTTCATCAAACTTTCTATTTTTAAGTCTATCTAAAAAAGTTAATCTTTTTTGAGATAAAAAAAGTTCGTGAACTGTATTGTCTTTTACGTTTCCTAATACAATATCATTGTTATCATCTAAGCAACACGCATACCAATCTCCGTTGGGCGCTATAAAAACTTCATGCTCTACTCTATCTAATAGAGGACAATCTAATTTAGATTGGTCAACCGGAGATTTTACCTTTCCTGAAGTGATAAGTCTACGCTCCGACCATAGTCCGGATTTACTGTATCGTATACGAACATTTTTAGGAACAAATTCACGTAATGATTTTTTTGTTTCAGAAAAGGTACTAAAAGGCGTAGGTTTTGTAGGATCATATCGATCTGGTGTTGTTCCAAAGTACTGTTTCACTGTTAATGTATACTCAAACGCAGGCATTACGTTAATACAAAAATCAAAATCCGGATCATACTTTTCTCTCATTTCCAAAAAGTATTTTAGATTTTTTATAACACTTTTGTAACTAATGCCTTTTACAGCTTCGTAAGATTCTTTATCGTGTCCGTCAATATTTACTTGAACCGATGTTAACAATTTTTCTTTAAACAGTGCTTCTGATATATCTTTTGTTAGCAACCCAAAATTACTTAAAAAGTTTATAGATATGTCTGGAAGTTTTTCCTTTACGTATCTAATAATATCTAAGAAATCTGGATTATATAATGCTTCGCCATTTTCACTAATATGAATCATTTCTAGTTTATGAGGACATGCAGGATCTGCAAATTCATCTACTACTTTTTTAACTACACCGATTGGAAGATCAAAGTTGTGCTTTGTTCCACGTGATGTTGGGCACCAGATGCAATTTGCATTACACCTGTTACTCAACGAAAAATTAATACATCTGATCATCTATTCCTAACCATTTTTCCCAACTTGGGTGCCGCACATGAAAAGGTAGTTGCTTACGTTTACGCACAAGTTCATAGTAACCCGGACGATATGGCTTGTACTTTGGTCTCCATTCTGGACCAACTTTGTTACCTTTACGAAAATTGCATGGCCCACATGCGGTGACAATGTTTTCCCAATTAGTCTTGCCTCCTCGACTTACTGGTTGTACGTGGTCCATTGTTGCTTGACTTTTTGTTACAGGATTACCGCAGTAACAGCAATTGTATTGATCACGTAGGTATACGTTGTTTTTACTAAAACGAACACGAGTCTTTGCTCGTACAAAATCTTTTAACATAATAACAGCCGGAACCTTTGTTTCCCAACTAGTACTCCGAACCATCCAATCATCATACCATTCTAGTACGTTGCACTTGTCATGGTACATGTAAAGAATACTTTCTTTCCAGTCGATAATACTAAGTGGGAGGTAGTTTACAGGTTGTCCGTCGGCGTTGAGTAGAAGTGTATCACTCACGGTTTGTTCCCTTTTTTTGCTTACACAATTATTTATTGCTGTCGTCAAAGAACATACTTAAATCGGAGTTATATATAACATCATCGGTTTGCTCTATTTCAAACGGTCCGATGGATATACTACAGTCTTTGCCATCGCCTAACAATTCAATAAGTTTGCATCTATCCCAATACTGCTGACGCTCTTGTGGATCCATCGGATCATACGCATTTGCAATCATATCATCGATTACTGCAATATCTGTAATCCCACTTTTACGTTTTGCCCGTTCTCGTTCAAAATCGATTATATTGTTCATTAATCACACTCCGGAAACTTGTGCTTTACAATTTTAAGATACACTTTAAAATCTCCGTTATGTTTTTTCATTACATATTTTTTAGACTCTTCGTGCCCCCACGAATAAATCGCAGCTTTAGCCATGTTAAAAATTTGTCGTTTATTTGCAGTGAGAATTGTTTCACGTGGATCGTTGTCGCCGATCTCGTCTAAATGTCTTAAAGCATGTGCTGTAATGTCCTCCACGCTAAGTGGGACTTCAACTTTTGCCAATATTTTTCGTCCGTTGCCAGTGTCTTTGCTTCTCATAAATGTGCCTTTCAGTGTGCCTTAATATGCCAAGGGTCACCTTTCCTTTTATCTATATGTAAGATATTATGGCAAGATGACTTGATTGTCAACCAAAAAGTTTTGGTTTTCTTCAAAAATATTTATACAGAAATAAAACTTAAACGAACTCTCCAATTAATAGTTCTGTCCGTTTGACCTTTTACACGAATCTGGAAAGAAGCAGGAGTTCCGACTACACTACTTGTTGTATTCCAGCCGTCGTAGTATATAATCCACTTACTATTAATATCTGGAGGATCTTCTTGTGGATTTACAGTTTGACCTACATCAACTTGGTATAAATTTAAATCATATTCAACAATACTACCAGCATTGTAAGTTTCGTTGACATCCCATTCATCAGAATAAGTATCAAATGTACTACGTTGATAATCTGTTCTATTAGGAGTTCCTACTAGAGAAATATTACCACCATTGTTTTGCACAACACCTTCTATTTTGAATGCTTGTCTGCCTGTGCATGTAGCACCAGCTGCTAATGCTTCTATTCTATAAAACCAAGTTTTTCCTGATTCAGGCTGAATCGAAGCGCCATCGAATAGTACTTGTACCGGACTATTATCTGTAGTAGTTAAAATAGCATCATAAACATCACCGCCAGAGATATTAATACTATCGCCATTGTCAGTTAAAGTAATTCCGCCATTTGATGTTAAACTTTTAAAACGTAAAGTGTTGTTTTGTCTGTCGGAGAATATACCAGTACCGTTGCCAATATTAGTAACTGTTAATTGATCGCCAATGGTTATGTCGTCGTCATTTTGACTAACTGTAACTAAACCGGTGTTATTAATACGTCTAAATTCTTGTTGATTTGCAGCATTTTTTAATTTAAAAACGGCTGCTCCAAATCCTATGTTAGTGTTTTGTACTTGCTGCGAAACAATGTCGTCGGTTGTTGCAAGCTGACGCCATGTACTTGTATCACCGTAATATGCTTCTAAACGATGAGTATCGATATTATAACGAATTTCGCCAACTTCGGTGTTAGGTCTTTGTGCAGTTGTACCCACAGGAAGTTTAAGTGCTGCAGTACCTGGTATTCTTGTATTTTCTTCAAGTTCTACTCTGATATTGCCGCCTCGGCCGTCTCCGTTAATCACACGAGTTTGCCCGCTTGTGCCTTCAACCGCACGTGCTCTGCTAACACCTGCATCTTTAACAATGACACCGTCGCCTTGTTCGACATTTAAGTTGTTTAAAAAATCAAATAGTTGTTGGTTACCTGGCTGATAATCGGCTAATGTTCCTGTGTCAGTGTCTGCAGTATTTTTTCTAATAAATGTTGTTAAAATGTCAGTTCTTACAACTATATCGTTTGTGTTAGTTTGCAAAGCTAACATCGATGATTCGTCGCCTACGATATATAAATTATTGCCGCTGCCTGAAAAGTTTTGAATTACTGTTGTTTGACTAACTACATCACTAGTACTAGTTGTATTATCAATACTAGTTATAAAACCGCCAGCATTGTATCCTGGACTATTAGGTATAGTAGGTGTTGAACCGTCGCTATCTTGTGCATCTCTTTGATCGTATACTTCACGATATCCGACCACATTTCCGCAGTAGTCTAAAATCGGTACTTCAGTTGAAGACGTAGGAAGAGGCTCATCTTCTTTTTGTAATAATTCTAATAAGTCCGGTTCTACTAGTAAATGAAAAATATTTGGATATTCAATATATTCATTTTCTCCTGGGCCAGCTTCCGGAACACGATAACGAACTGGATAGCCGCCGAGGTTATCGTATAGTGCTTTCATTGTACTAGCAAGTCTTGCATTTGCATTAATGCCACCAGTTCTGGAATTGTGTAATACTCCTACACCGGGATTACATCCAGGATCGGGTGTACTAAATTGACTGCCACCTTGATCATATGTACTTAAAACCGTATTCTCTTTATTGATAAGACTTGCAACAGCTTCTGAAATAGCTTTTGCTTGTGCAACTAAACTTTCTACTCTAGGTATGGATAGTGTGCCTGCAATAATATCTTGTAACCAATCTGCAACATCTTTAAGAAATCCATCTACAAACGCACTCGGATCAAATGCGCCGCCACATAACGAACACACACGACTTTCTGGGACCTTACCTACCGTATCCATGAGAGATTTTCCAGGCCCTAAGAAACTTCCGAAACTTTCTTCAATCATTGCCGGAATAGCTTTAGGGTCTGCAGGTGCAGCGCAAAAGTTGATTAGACTTGCTATTTGTTGTGCTTCTGCTAATATGACATTCATTCTTCCCAAAACGTCATCTAGCTTTGTGTGATCCATAAAGTCTTCGACAGAATTTCGTACTTGATTAATAGCATCATATACCGGCTGCTGCATATTTGCTACTAATTCTTCTAGTAAAAGCGAAGATAGTTGACAATGTAGTCCAACTTGTAGATTTGGCATTTTTAAGCCATTTCCACTCATAAGCCCACATACTAATTCTTTAATTGTAAAACTATATTCTGCACTGGCTACGATTCTAGCTGCATCGTCACCTAATGCTACAGTGCCAGTAATATGATGCCTTGCACTTACATAGTCGTTAAAATTTTCTAATTGTTCAAAATCGGTGTAACTACTTCTTTTAGGCATTATTGTGTGTTTCCTGCTCTGACATTCGGACTAGCTGTAGATGCTTTTGGATTGCAATGGCTATCTCCGGGACACAAACTATCCGGACGAGCAGGATCGTGTATTAATATCACCGGTTTATGAAATGCATGAACTTTGCCTACAGTAATGGTAGCAATCAAGTTTCCGTTTCGATGTGAATTAGGATCGTCTTGTATACTAATCCAACGATAGTTAACTCTTACATTGTTGCATTGTGCACGAGTCCTTGCCCCACACACCCGTCTATCATTATGTCTATGTACCCATCTATGTGCCATACAACTATTTATTTCAAGGGAGCAAGGCCATTGAGCATTGATGCAGACGCAGGAACAATCTTAGATGTTGCTTGCGTATAGTTATCTGAGATTTCTTTAATTGTTTTTGTAATTGCGAGAATATTATTTCTATTTAAAGTGATAGGGTGTGTATTCTCTGGATCAACACTCATAAGCCACGGAACAAGCATTGCTTGGCCCGATTGTGGGTTTAAAGTAAAAACTAATGGGCGAGTTAATTGAATATTATTATCCGAATCTTCTGTAAGTTTCCCTACAATCTCCTCACCATTACTAAGTTTAATTGTGACTACATCATTTACTTTATAGTTTGAAGTCGCTAACATCTAATTTAATATCTCCGATAAGTTCACGTACTGTTTCTGGTTGCAATCGTGTTAATGCTTGACCGCCGCCTTCTACTAATAGTTTACCATTATGGTAAATCTGTGGCATTGTTCTGTGTCCTTCACTTAGCAGAAACTCACGAGCTTCATTATCTTCCATAATATCAATAGTTTCAAATGCAAACTCGTGTTTTTCTAAGTATTGCTTTGCCATTGTGCAATACGGACAGTTTGGTTTACTGTAAAGTGTAATCATTCTTCCATTAATTTCTTCATCATTTTAGCTTCTTCAGCTTGTTTTTCAATTGTCTTTGGGACAAATAGCAAAATAATGCCTACGATGACCGGCGAAATAAGTGCTGCGGCTACTGCCCATAGTGTAGCATTACGTCCTTTTGACTCTGCCCATTTATAAATCAAGTATACGAATAGTGCCCAAAAGGCAACGGTTAATAGTAGTTCCATTATAGACTAAATCCTTTAAATGTGTCTTCTGTTACGTCTTGTTTTGTACCGCCATTGACGTAACTTGTGATTTCTGTTTCTTGCGGTGCTACTTGTACATCTGAACCTGCAATCCATTTTTGTGTCCATGGCAGAGGGTTAGTTGTAACATTGTAGATTTTTGGAAGTCCTGCATTTTGCATACGCTTCATTGCAATATGTTCGATATATTCACTTAACAATTCTTTATTAAGTCCAAGCATAGAACCATCTTTAAACAAATAGTCAGCCCATGCTTTTTCTTGGTCAACTGCATCAGTAAACATCTTAATGCATTCTTCTTCTGTTTCTTTAGCAATCTCTGCAAATACAGGATCGTCTTTTTTCAGTGTTTTAAGTAGCAACTGTGTACTACCCAAGTGTAGGTTTTCATCACGTGCAATAAACTTAATAATCTTAGCATTGCCTTCCATCTTCTTAAGTTCTGCAAATGCCCACGAGCAAGCAAAACTTACATAGAAACGCACACCTTCTAGGATATTAACACTCATAATAGCAAGCCAAAGTTTCTTTTTAAGTTCACGTAAATCGACTACTACTTTTTTACCGTTAACAGTATGAGTGCCTTCACCTAGTAGATTGTAGTAGCCTGCTGCCTCAATAAGATCATCGTAGTACTTTGAAATATCTCCTGCACATTCTAGAATTTCCGGAATGTCCATTAGTTCATCGAAAATAACACTTGGGTTGTTATACACGTTACGAATAATATGTGTGTATGAACGACTGTGAATTGTTTCACTAAATGTCCAAGTAATAATCCAGTTCTCAAGTTCCGGCAAACTTACAATGCTACCAAACGATTCTGCAGGTGCACGACCTTGTACACTGTCTAATAGAATTTGACGTTTTAAGTTACTTGTAAAAATATGTTGCTCGTGTGATGTAAGATTTTTAAAGTCTTTTCCGTCACGATATGTATCTACTTCTTCCGGACGCCAAAAGAATCCTAATTGTTTATCAGTAAATTTATCAAAGCTAGGATACTTCATCGTATCGTAACGCTGAATTGTAACACCGCCCGACGGATCCAGAAATGCTAGATTAGTTACATGGTCACTTCTATTTGTTGTATCAAACACACTCATTTTTTATTCCTTTATATCACGCAGCTTTCACAAGCCTCGTCCTCATTAATTGTAATTTGTTCTTCTTCCACATTAACAGAATTTTCTAGTTTGTCAATATCAATTTCACCAGCGCCATCATTGGTATTAAAGTAATACAGTTGTTTACCACCGTATTTGTAAAACAACATTAAGTGTTGTAGCATTTCACTCATTGGAATCTTTTCATCATCGTAAAACGCTGGATTATAACTTGTATTAACACTAATACCTTGGTCAATGTATTTCTGTAGTACAGCCATAATTTTTAAGTATCCTAGCGGACTACGTTGATCCCAAAGTAATTCATATTTGTTTTTAAGATGATGGATACCAGGCACAACTTGTTTTAGAACACCGTGCTTACTTTGCTTAACACTTACAAGACTACGTGGAGGCTCGATACCATTTGTAGCATTTGAAATCTGTGCACTAGTTTCTGCTGGCATTAGTGCCATTAGTGTACTGTTACGAATGCCTGTTTCACGTAGTTGTGCACGTAGTTCATTCCATGGCATACGTTCTTGCGGTGCTACTAGTTCATCTACATCACGCTTGTATGTGTCGATTGGCAGCACACCGTCACTGTATTTTGTTTGGTCGTTCCACAAACATGCACCTTGTTCTGCAGCAATATCTGCACTTGCTTTAATTAGATAATAACTCCATGCTTCTGCATATTCATCAATCATATTTAAATTTGGATCGCTATATGTCATTCCATTACGAGCCATCCAGTATGCTAAGTTAATAATACCTACACCTAGTGGACGACGGCCCATTGTTGCCATTTTTGCAGCAATAACAGGATAGTGTTGATAACTTAGTAGTGCATCAAGTCCACGTACTGCTAGTTTACAAATGCGTTCGAAATCACTTGGCTTGCGTACATTGCCCCAGTTAACTGCGCTTAGTGTACACAGTGCAATCTCACCATCTGGATCGTTAAAGTCGTTGAGTGGCTTTGTTGGCAAGTCGATTTCACAGCACAAATTACTTTGACGTACAGGTGCTACGTCTTCTTTGAAACTACTGTGTGTATTTGCATTGTCTACGTTCATTAGGTAAATGCGACCAGTGTCTTTACGCTCGCCCATGAACTGACTAAACAAGTCAATTGCTTTAATTGTTTTCTTGCGTAGTCTTGTGTTACGCTCCGCACGTTCGTAAATTTCTTTAAACTTATCTTGGTCTGCAAAAAATGATTCATACAAGCCTG